GTGCAAACGCCACTACTGCGTCCAGCCCAGAGCCGTGGTTCATCTTTACCTTAACGCCATTCTTTGCAGACTTCATAATTTCGAGGGCGGCTTCTAGGCTTTTTCTATCTACAAACAGATCATGTCCCTTGGCCTCCCCTACTTCTAAAATGCTGACTCCACCTAATTCCAATTCTTCCATCTCTTCGTCCCTATATGTATTATAGGCAACTGCCGCCCTTTGTTTTTCATCGGGGAAATCGCTGATGGCTTGTTCGTTAGCCATAAACCTTCCAACAAAATCTTGTTCTGATTCGTCTCCTCTGGGGGTAGGTAGGGGCATAGAATATTTTTTTATGTCAAAGAAGGTCGCCGTCTGCCTTGCGATAGGATTCTTTGACCTCTCCACCGCCAGCCATCTTTAGAAACTTGTTCACCCTAGCCATCGCCCAAGCGTTGCGTGAGTTGGGCTTGCCTCCGCTGATGGTTGGACGGAAGCTGGTTGAGAATGCTCCGGCTCCCCTTCTAAATACTTTCTTTAGTGTTCCAAGGCTGGGTGCATTTTTCTTAGGGTGATCCTTTTTGAACTGGGCAATCTTGTCCTTCAATGCCTGTTCGTTGGCTTCTGAAATTTCAATATCCCCAGCTTTTGACCTTGTGGCCGCTGTGCCTTCTGGGTTTTCCTTTGATCCTTTAATTCGCTCTTTGGGCGGGGCGGGAGTTTGTGCCGCAGACTTGGGGCCGGGTCGGGCTAGTTCCTTTGCCTTCTCATCAGTCATTGGGCCACCCACAATCCAAGCGTCACAAGTTCTTTTGGCCGCACATTTAAAATCAAAAATCTCGCAGTAACCTAGATTGCCACCAATAGCGACTTCATTTGCATCCTCGCCGATGCCCTTCTTAATACACCCAAGAACTTTAGTCCTTTGGTCGAAGGCCGCACAATTACCGCAAAGCATCTTTTTGGCCGTGGCTACATCTCCTTGGAACTCGTCTGCTTTCGCCTTCCAATAATCCTCATTAGGTTCATTAGGGTTGGCTGGGCCGTAGTTCGCATCGTCCACGGCTGTCTGCCTATTGGCTAGATTGGTTTTGATGTCTTGAGTTGCGATTGGGCAAGAGGCTGGTTCTGCCAGTTCTTTCTTGTCCCTAGCCTCCATCTGTCCAACCACTTTCCTTGCCCACGCATAACCAGCGTCACCGCCCCATCCATTCCACGCCTGCCATCCCTTGCCCTGCTCATCCCAAGTTGCGCCTTTCTTATCAACTTCGTGGCGATCAAAGAAAGCTTTCATTCTGCGGACGGTGTCGGGCGATAGATTCACCCCATTCATCAAATCCCTTGCTCTTGCGATGCCCACAGGTGTCATTCCCTTTTGGCTGGCTGGTTTGCCCTCCCTTACATCCAAAGCTCTTTTAGCCGCATCCCTAGCTCCTTGTGGTGGAGTGAAATCAATCCCATCATACTTGCCCAATTCAATCCCGCCCATCATTCCGGCGATGAGCATTTGCCAGTCCTCTTTACTTAACTTTTCAAAGAGTTCTTTTTTTTTATCTTCTATTGCTTCGGCCTTAACCTCTTGCTGTGGTGCTTGGGCTATGGCGGTTGCAATCCTCTCTTCTTTAGTCGTTGGGATAATTTCTCCTTCTTTAGTCCCGGCCATGATGGATCGGGCCTGCTCCTCGGAGATGGTCGGGAAGGCGGCCGTGATAACCGAAACAGCTCCATCCCTTGTAAGTGCGCCAGCCGCCACGGCGTTGATAATATTGATAAGGCTTGCCACTTGTGCGCCGTTGAGAGAAATGTCTTGGATTGCTTGTGTGCCATCGCCAGCCCCGCCCTCTTGCGCTTGCCCTGCTCTCTGGGCGGCTTGTTGGGCATAGACAAGGCTCTCGACAACATCTGAAATGGCAACGGCAGGAACCTCATATTCGTTCGAAAGGTCTTTAATAAGTCTGGCTTCTTGTGCCCTCTGCCTCATGGCTCCTTCAAAGTCTAATCCCCTCTCGGCGTAAATATCTGCCGCCGTCCGCAATCCGGTCTTAAATTCTGCAATAGCGGCTTGGCTGTCCCTCCCTAAATCTATCGAGACATTCGCCCCAAAATTAAAAACTCCCCTTGTGCTTTGTCCGCCAACCCTATTCTCAATCAGCCCCCTTGCAATGCCATCTGCAATAACCACATTCTTTAATGGCTTAAGAACCTTATCCTCTAAAAGTTTTTGATACCTACGGAATGTGCGCCCTGCCTGTTGCATTTCAAGTCTGGCGGTCGGGCCGGACATGGCAGACGGATCAACGGCAAAGGAATATGGGATGCCTAACCCCATGCAAATATTACGCAAAAGAATCTTATGAAATTCTGCAAATGCCCCACTGGGTCTTGTTGGGCCATCTGGGAAAACAATATCCTCCCCCGGCTCCAAGTATGAAACTTTCCCCGCCTCAACACTTTCTAATTTGATGGCTTGGTTGTCGAAGTTTTCATCAGTCGTAAGGGTTGAAAGGTCGGCTGGATTATTGTTGTTCCTTCGGACAATGGCCGCCTGCATGGATGCATATTTGGCCGCCATCTTTTCGCTATTTTCAATTTCTCTAATGTCCTGCTGGTCGTTGATGGCGGTATGAAAGGCCGTGATTCCCCTGTATTGGTCAATGCGTAAAGGGTCAAAAAGGTGAAAGGCTTGGCTTGCCGGGATCGTTGCTTGGTAGGAATAGAAATCACCAATGCTTCGATTATAAATATCGTAGGCGGTGGGTGCGCCTGTGTTGCGGTCGATATGGATTCCGCCAATAAGCTCTAGGCTTGTGTAGGTTTTATAGGGATCGCCAACCCTGTCTGCTTCGATGCCCTGCAATTTCAAATCCCCATCGGATCGGACAAGGGCAAATAGAAAATCCCCATCTCGCAACATGGACATAATGGCAACTTGAAGAAGGGTTGAGCCGGAATGCCGTCCGCTTAAATCACAGGAATCAAACCAGCTTGACCAATATGCCTCGATCTCGGAGTTGGCTTGCCTGTTTTCCGTTCTTGCCTGATAGGAAACATTGGATGCGACATGGCTTGCAAATTTCATTAGAAGCGAACGAACAAGGCCGACATTTTCAGCTAAGTCCCTTGCCCTTTTCATCAATTCAACCCGATCATAATTGGAGCGGTAATCTTCCGCCCCAGAAAGCTGGCTCGGCCCCCTTCGTTCCCTTGAATATTTTACTGCATCATATTCAAAGTTTTTGATTTTTTGACGGGCAACTAGGCGATCCACCGCCCCCTTCGGGTTGAAAAAGGCAACTGCCTTATCAACCAAATTCAATTCAGCTTTTTGTTTCACGGGCCGAACTTTGCGTAGGTATTGATGACCTTGGTTCCGTCAGCAAGCCGGATGGCGTAATTAAGCTCTTCAAGGGTGTTGCGAACTTCGGTCAAATTGGCTCGGCTGAAAGACCTTCCCCCGATGCTATAACTCACGCCCGCCACCGCTATTGCCTCAAGACAGGAAACAAACTTGTCCCGCAAAGAAGTTAGGGTGGAAAGCGGAAGCCCAACAAAAGAACCGCTAGCCATAAGAACATTCTCCTATGTCAAAATTATTCTGCAATTTCCTCTTGCTCAAGATCGCTTGCCGTGACCTTTAATTTACCATGCAAAGCCGCTCCAACTATGTTCATGCATTCTGCGTCCATTAAGTGATTGTTTTTGCCCACCTGCTTCCAAACCATACGCTCCCTGCCCGTAAGAGGATTCTTAACCTTCACCTTGGCCTCGCTGTTTATATGGTCGAAATATACAAGGGGCGTATCCTCGGCCACCCATCCATCGGTTTTAAGGAAGTTTGCCAAGATGTCTTTGATAGCCGGGTTCGACCAACGCCATACAGGGCAGAGCTTCCACTTCCATCCATCCTTGGACATGGTTTGCTTACCGCTGAAGGGGTCTCCGTTGGCTATTCTGGCGTAAGGGCGTTGAACCTTGGCATTGCCCACAATCTCCGAAAAGCTGGTCTTGTCGGAGCCAACAAGCGCAATCCAGCCGTTCTTACAGCAATTCAAATAAACATCCCTAGTCTGATCCCCCGAATCGCAAAAGACGGCGGCGGCTTTAACTGAAAACTCCTCGGCCTTCGCTTGAATATCGCCCCAAGTTTCAAGCCTCCCCGCCCATACAAGCCTAGATTTTCCTTCTGTATCCCAAGCCCTAATAATAGCCCAAGCGTGGAAGCCCCCTGCCTCTTGGATGTCGCAACTCATTACAGGGAACTCGCCCATGCGAATCTCTCCCATCTTGTAGGCTCCGGGCCTTATCTCTACACGCTCTGTTTCGTGTTCTAACCAAGGCTCGGCCAAGATGCGGTTTACAAAATCCTGCAAGCCCAAGATTCCATTTTTGTCTTGTAGCCATTTAACCGCCAAAGAACCGAAAGTGACCCAAGGAGCGTATAGGCCGTTGAGGTGGTAGCTTCTGCGCCCCGGCTCGCCCTTTGGGTTTGTGGCAATCCATTCCCCATCCCGAAGCATCTTTGTCTTTTGTCCGTCTCGAATCTGTCCCTTGCACTCTACGCACTCATAAAAGGCTG